CACCACCCCTTGTTCTTCTCATGGCTTTTTTTGCAAACGGACTTGTTTTAGCAAATTGTCTAGCTCTTGCTAATTCAATTGGAGATATAACATTTCTACTATCAAAGAAACCTGGGTTAACTCTTTGACCTGCACCTGCTGCAATAAATGAAGATCTTAAATCTTGTTCTTGAGTTGTTTTAGCGCCAGGTGCAAAACCTTTTGGAGCAAACGCTGCTCTAACTTCCGCCCTATCTCTTGCATCTCTACTACCTGTTTCAGCTGCGCTCATTGCAGCACCAGATGTAAAACCACCATCAGCATCAAATGAATCATAACTAGGTATACCTTTTGGTCCTTTATGCGGTGTTCCTGGCTTCTTTTTCTTTAACATTTTAGCCTCAGCAGCTGTAATGTATGCTAGTTTAGTTGCCGGTGCATTTTTTCTAGCTTTAAATTCTTTTGGTACAGTTACAGATTCAGAGTTTTTTATGTAATTTAAAACTCCATCTTGTTTCACAGCTCCTGCTGTTTTTAACATCTGTCTTGCTTGTTGTGATCTTGTTATGGCCATCTTACTATCTTATTTTGTTTCTCCAAATAAATCAAGGCTTGGCATAATAACTCTTACATCTTTTCTTATGTCAGATTCTGGTATATTTTTAGCTTTCCACTCGGAATCGTCTTTATATACTTCGCCCGTTTTTATATTTGTTATGGTTGTTATAACCTCTTTTGGTTCTATTGTTGGTATATCTTTCACTATGTTGTTACCTCTCTTGGCTGTATTTCTAATATTGAAGCTATGACGTGCAGCTCGTTCGCGTCACCAGCTTGTACTTTAAGTATCTCACTTTCCTCCATTACAAGAGGTTGAGTTAAAAGTTCTGTTGTAGCATTACCTGATATAGTTTTTGTTTTAAACAAACTAAATATATTACTACTAGCATCAACCAATGTTACTGTTATCGTGGTTCCTGATCCGGCATCCTCGGATACTAATATAGATTTAACAACAGCTGTTTTAAAACTAGGCACCGTATATAGTGTAGTTAAATCTGTTGTAGTTAAATCTGCTTTTTTATTTATAAAATTATTAGCCATTATTGTAAAAAGAAGTTAAATGCTTCTACCTCATCTTTTAGTTCTTCTTGAAACGTTGTGTTTAATTTTTCTACTATTGCATCAAGATCTCTAACTTGTGCTTCTGCTGTAAATAAATCATACTCTTCACTTGGTCTTGTTAATACTTGTACTATCTTTGCCATTATCTACGTCCATCTGGTTGTATGTCTAATCTAAAAGTGCCTAGTTTCCAACTTTGAGCAGAAGATGTATTTTCTACTTTTAATGCAATAGCTCTAGCTCTTGCACGTGTATCTACTTTTTGTGTAGAAGACGAAACAGTAAAAGGTCCTAATGCTGAGCTCGCTTGACTATCATTTGGAAAATTTCTTAATTGTAACGTAACTTGTGTATTACCAGTCTGTGATATAAAGTCTGGTATAAATCTTCTTATTTTCATTAAGAACTCACCATCCCCTCTTAAATCAGCAGCGCCAGTTGTCTGACCTCTTTGTACTCTTTGACTTATATCAAAATCTCCTGATGCAATGTTTGCGGTAATAGCTGTAACAGATCCTCCCTTAACTTGATCTGTTCCTGTTTCATGTTCATAGTATGTTGTTCTACCCTCAGTGTTTCCTACAACATCAAAAGATGTATCTGTAGCTGCATCATATTCTAATGCATGTGGTTTACCAAATATAGCAGAGTCTTCCCACATAGTTCTAGCAAGTGTGCCTACAGTCCATACAGGTCTTTGTGGTGACGAATCAAAATAATTATATGCAACCATTCTATTTACAACTGATGATCCTGTTGTTGGATAGAACCACATAACTTCACCAAACAAATTATTTAATCCTGCAGACACCATCTGATTACCAGATTCTAAATTTATGTTATCGTAAACATGATCCTCTACTAAACAAGGTAATGATTCTAGTTTACCAGCATATCTAAAAAAACCATTTTCTGACATCCAATATGCAGCACCATCAACTTCAACACATGCATTCTGTCCTGCAAGTCCACAGTTAGTTCCAACTTGTGCAAATGCAAAAGTAAAAGGTTGACCAACAAAACGTTGCGTAAATAATGCTGTATCGGTCCAAACATATATTGCATCTCTACCTCTAATAGCCCCTCTGATCTGTGATCCATCGGCCAGTCTTTGTGTGCCGGCTGTGTTAGTTGCTGTTGGTACATAGGTGTTAATATCTTCTTGATCAGAAAATCTTATAAACATATCGTCTTGTGTTGACGTATCTCCAATAGTTGTTTCTGTTCCAAAAAATACTAAGTGACGATCCGGTGTTGATACAACCATGTGTCTTGATGCTGTAGGAGCACCTGTTATAATTACAGCCCTTGTATCTGTTGCATTTGATGCAACTGAGTTCCACTCAAATACCGCGCTATCATGAATAAGACAAATTGCTTTGTCACCAAAATTATCTAATGACCACATACCAGGTTCTAATACTAAATCTCCTGATGCAGCTTCACCCCATGCTACGTAATTTGCCGTGCTAGTAACCGTATCTCCAGCACCATGAGATGCTGCAGTAGTATTTCTTACACCTCTTGTTACACCTGTTAATTCATTAGATGCATTAATACCTGTGTAAGATATTTCTTCTGTACCTATTAAAACAAAGTTTGTACCTGAACTTGGAAACTGTGATGGGTCTGCCAATGTAATACCAGTCGTTACTGATGAATTAATTGCTCCTGATAATGTTGTAGTAAAAGCTCCTACTTCTTCACCACCCCAAGTTCCAAGAGACCAACCAAAACCTTTCGCTTGTACTGCCGGTCCTACAGGATAATAATGTTGTACTCTAATACCGCCTGATGTCGTTGCACCAGATCCCGATTCATTTGATGGCATTGTAACAGTAAGTGTTGTGCCTGTAGGCACAGTTGTTACCATAAATTTTTTATTGTCAAAATCAGAAGAACTAAAATTAGAATTAGTAATAGTAGAAAAATTATCTAATAATATTATATCACCTGCCGATATATTGTGAGAACTGCTAAAAGTTATTGTAACAGCTGATGATCCGTTGGTCGTGGTAAATGCACTTGTAAGAGTTGTTGTAGATTTAATCGGATGTATATCATAAAACACACCGCCTGAGTATGCGTATAAAATTCTATTTGTGCCTATAATTGCATATTTTCTGCCTAGGCTGTTTACAAAATGATGAAGTCCACGTCCTGCACCAGTTAAATTACTCTCACCTAATTGTTTCCAGCCACCTATTTTTTCAGGTGTGCCATATCTAAATCTAACATTATCACAGTCGATCCATTGACCTTCTGCCCCTGTTGGTGTTACTTGTTTATTGATTCCAGGTGCAAACCCTATTTTTTGTAGCATATAACCTCATTATATATTAAAAGGCCCAGCTTACAAATGAGTAACGCGTGCCTTTTGTAGTCTCTCTAACTTCATGTGGATACATAAAATTAGATGGAAATAATAGTATATCACCCGTTTTTAACTCAATTTTCTCTCCTCTGCAATAGAATTCAGAGCCCTCATAGTCTTCATTTAGGTTGGCTACAATAGATACTAAAGGCACCCCTTTCATCTGACCATCAAAGATACTATGTATATGATCGTAATGTTCTCTCATCATAGTGCCCACAGGATATCTATTAAAACGTATAGGACTAAATTTACTGAGCCATGGTCCTTGAGTCTTTTGTCCTGGCACACTATGTTTTTCTTGATACTCACCTAATGCTTTGACTAAATATGGTGTTATCTTTTCTTGTTGTTCTTTAGTGCAAGGCATTACATCTAATTCTTTTGTTGGTTCTGATGTCATTGTGCCTGCAGCGTAATTATTCCATTTATGTTTCTCCCATATTTTTTTATTGCATTCATCTATTAATGCTTCACATACTTCTTTTGGTATGTGATTTTTTACGTATATATAACTTTTAATTGTGCTCATTCATTAACCTCCTTATATCTAAATGAGTTAGTGATTGTTCTGATCCAATAGCGTCAATACAAAATGTATTGAATGATACACTTATTCTATCTTCTTCACCGTGATTAATTGGTACGCTATGTTTCAATGAAGATGGAAATAATATTAATTCACCTGGTTTGCAAGGCAACATAAATGACTCTGAATTTATATGATTATATTTTTCTGGATCTAGTTTCATACCATCTTGTCTGTCTTTAGAAAAAGATATAGGTGGTAGTTTTTCGTTTATTTGAAAATACATTACACCAGATATGATACTATTTGGATGCACATGTTCGTGATGCTTGGATCCTTTTGGGTTTCTATTAGCCCAGCACTGTGTGATGACTAATCTTTGTTTTGTGTTTAGGACATTTGTTGTAAATTTATCTACAGCCTCTTTTAAAAAATTTTTTATATCTTTAAACTCCTCGTTACGTAACAGATAAGAATCATCAGACCTAAAATTACCATTCTGTTGTTGTTTACGATAACTTATGGTTTTTAAATAAGTCAGCTCTTTATCAATAGGTTGTTCGTACGGAACGATCAACAAAGGTGTTGGAAATAACTGTAATAATTCTTCTTTCATTTTGTAGGATACTATACTATTTTATTATGCTTGTAAACCACCATGATTATCAGATGCTCCACATAAACATTCACCTGTATTTGATAAATCTCCAAAGTCTGCAGCATTTCCTGTTGAAGCAATTGTTATAAAGTCTATAGTGTTATAGTTGTTTGGAGCTAATCTACCTCCCGCAAATACACCTCTAATTGAATTACTCATTCCTGCAGCGCCGTATCTATTTTGACTAGGATCACCAAAATCAGTGGCATTACCTGTTGATGCTATTGTTATGTAATCAAGTATTGCCCCTCCATAAGGAGAAGATGGTGTGGTTATTCCTGAACCAAATACTCCTCTTGTAGAAGAAGATACTCCATTTAAATAAGTTCTACCAGCAGACAAGTCACCAAAATCTGTAGAATCTCCTGTTGAAGCAATAGTTACATAATCCATTATATTTGATTCTGTAGCGCTTGGAGTTGCACCTCCTCCCACGACTCCTCTTACTGAACTAGATAAACCTCCAGCTGCATCTGTTCTTGCTACTGTTAAGTTTCCAAAATCTGTAGCGTTACCAATAGACGCCATAGTGATGTAATCAATTACATCTGATTTTGTAGGAGTGTCTCCTCCTGAAAATAATGCTCTTGTTGGACTACACACGTTTCCTGCAGATCTAGCTCTTGTAACTGATGTATCTCCAAAATCAGAATACGTACCTCTTGATGCCATTTCTGTAACATCAATTACATTTACAGCAGATGGACTAGATCCCCCTCCTGCAATACCTCTTGTTAAAGAACTAGCTCCCGCAGCATAATTTCTAGCTGAAGTAGTATCTCCAAAATCTGATGAATTACCTGCAGTAGGAATATGGATAAGATCAACATTAGTGTTAAATGGCACTCCAACACCTTGAACTAAACCTCTCCCTGATCCAGGCATATAGGTTACTGATGAACGTGGTAGCACTCCTAAATCTAATCCACCGTGACCATTGCTACAAGCGTTAGTGCCATTTTTAGCCTCGGTTAAATCACCAAAATCTGTAGCATTACCGTTAGTTGTTATTGTTACAAATTCTATTGTGTTTAGAAGAGTTGGTGTAGAACCACCACAACGGACCGCTCTTGTTTTACTTGACGTTGTGCCTGCAGAAGCAACAGCAGTTATCACATCGCCAAAGTCTGTTGCATTTCCTGTTGAGGCGATTTGAACAACATCTATACTTGATAATCTAGTAGTTGAATATTGATTGAAAAAAAGACCTCTAGTGGTTGAACCTGCTCCACCTAGATATCTATTTGATACAGTTAAATCACCAAAGTCTGTCGCATTACCAGTTGTCGCTGTTGTAAAAAAATCAATAGCGTTTGTGTTATTTCCATCTGATTTTTCTCCTCCTGCAAATAAAGTTCTTGTAGGACTAGATAAAGCACCTCCTCTATCAGTTCCGGTTGAAAGATTTCCAAAATCTGCTTTAAATCCACTATTTGCTGTTTCTATATACTCAACTGTATTTGCAAATGCAGGTGCTCCATTACCCATGAACATGGAACGAGTGCTATCTCCTGCTGCTCCATTAGTTCTAGGAGTTATTCCAAGCGATATAAAACTTGCAGTGTTTCCTCCTGCTTCAAAATTTACTTGTTCAGAAGATCCTCCTCTTGCCCAAAAAGCACGAGTAGGGGAAGCTCCGGCTTGAGCCTCACCAACAGTTCCTCTTAAATCACCAAAATCTGTAGCATTACCTGTTACGGCTATATTAAAAGTTTCAATTTTATTTGTATTACTTGGAGTGTATCCACCACCTACTAAAGCTTTATTACCATTACCAGCGTCCCACTGATTACCTCTTTGTTTTTTATAAGCTTCTCTAATATCCCAAACTTTTCCTGCGTTAGACATTATGCTAAACCTCCATGACCGTTAGAACTTGAACTTTGTTGTAAATGGTTTGCTGCTAACAAGTCTCCCCAATCTACAGCATCACCCGTAGATGATATTGTAACAAAATCAATAGTGTTTACTACACTAGGTGTAGATCCTCCACCAAATAAAACAATAGTTTTATTTGATGAACTTAACACTGGACTTTTACGTGCTTGTGACAAATCACCAAAATCTGTTGCGTTACCAGTGCTTGCAATAGTCACATAATCTATAACATTAGATATACTTGGAGTTGATCCTCCACCAGAGATACTTCTTGTTGCACTAGCTCCAGTGGCACATCCTACTCTACCAACTGTTAAATCTCCAAAGTCTGTTGCATTACCTTCAGAGGCAATAGTGATATAATCAATTACATCACTTGTAGGAGTTCCACCTACAAACAAACCTCTTGTTGTTGATGATGAACCGCCTAAATCATATCTTGAAGTTGTAAGATCACCAAAGTCTGTACAATTAGCATCGCTATTAAATAATTTAAAATCAATTACATTAGAACCAGGAGAAGAGCCACCACCCCATATTGCTCTAGTATCATTACTAATTGCTACTACATAGTGTCTAGCAACTGAAAGGTCCCCATAATCGGTTGAATTACCAAAAGAACTAACAATCATTTGATCTATAGTATTTAATTTTGTAGTTCCACCATCTGGTGATCCTCCACCAAATAAACCTTTAATACTATTTCCACACACACCTTTTGCATATGCTCCCGCTTGTAAATCTCCAAAGTCTATCATTTTACCAGTAGACGCCATATCAGTCACTTGAATTTGATTTGAGTTCCCAGGATAACTACCACCTTGAAAAGCTCTAACGTGTGTCCCTGTTTGACATGTAATTTGATTACCCATACCAGAGTGGTTTGTACAATAATAATATAGTCTTGTTGGTGTTGAACCTGTAACTTCTATTTTTGTAAATGCAGTTGCAGAACCAGGAGTTCCTGATGTGGTCACTCCAGTGGTATACTCCGACCCTGAATTATGTGTGCCGTCCCGTGTTTCAGAAAATCTTAAAGGGTGTCCACCATTAGAACTATCATCTTGATTCCACTCGTATGTGCAACCAGGAAACAAAGTTATATACGTTTGTAATATTCCATCTATATAATATTTATTGCCAGAACCTGGATTTACTACAGTTATATTTAATTTAAATGTTGTTGATCTAGCCACCTACTAATCCTCCATGTCCGTTTGATGCTCCAGATGGTTTACCTACACTAAAAATTAAATCTCCATAATCAGTAGCGTTACCTGTTGATGCAATAGTTATCTTGGCCATTGTGTTTGTTTTATTACTAGGTGCTTCACCTCCACCAGTCACGCCTCTAATTGTATTAGATACTCCGTCAAGAGCAGCGGTTGCTGTAGTTAAATCACCAAAATCTGTTGCGTTACCTGTTGTAGCAATAGTAACATATTCTATTACGTTTAAAACAGTGGTAGTAGTAGTTCCACCAGCAAAAATTCCTCTTGTTGTAGAAGATAAAGAAGCAGGAACGTAAACAGCATTACTTAAATCACCAAAATCTGCAGCGTTACCTAAAGTAGCAATTGTTACATAATCTATATCATTTGCTCCAGCTCCTGGAGATTTATAACCACCACCCCATAATCCTCTGGTGTTAGAAGCACATCCTTTTAAATTTTGTCTTTGAACATTTTGATCTCCAAAATCAGTTGCATTACCTAATGTTGACATTGTAATATAACTAATGACATTTGTGTCATAGTTGGAAGATTTTCTTCCACCTGCATTTAACATTCTTGTGTTGTTATTACATGCTGCTGCAATTTGTTTTGATTCTAGATCATCTCCAAAATCTGCTGCATTTCCATCTGTTGAAAAAGTAACGTATTCTATGCTATTAGTTACAGATGGTGCCAAACCTCCTATAATAATACCTCTAGTTTTACTTCCTCCTCCTGATCCACCATAACGTGCAATACTTAAATCTCCAAAATCTGCTGCGTTCCCATCTGTGCTTATTGTTATTTTATTTATAAGAGATCGAAGAGTAGGTGATTCACCAGCCATAAATAATCCTCTATCCCCACCAGCTTCGTTGAAAGGTATTGGTCTTGTTCCTTGATACCCGTCGTTTAGTCCGCCGTGTGAGCTTGAAGTTGCAGCTGCATAATAATACGCTCTAGTTGTATCTCCAAAATCTTCTGCTGTACCGCCATTTGCTATTGTCCAAAAATCAATATTAGTTTGAGTTGATGGTGATTTATATCCTGATAAATATAAACCTCTAACAGAATTAGAAGTTGCTCCACCATTTTGTCTGCCATCTGTTAGGTCTCCATAGTCGATAGAATTACCTTGTGATGCCATTGTTATAAACTGAAGCATTGTTAGTGTAGCTGGAGTTCCACCAGCAAATACACCTCTTGTAGAACTACAAGCAGCATTCGGTGCACCATCATTAGTTTGTTGAAGATCACCAAAATCTGTCATGTTTCCTGTTGTTGAAAAAGTTAAAAAATCTATTACGTTGCTAGCTGAAGGTGTTCCACCACCAGCGTTAAATGCTCTTGTTGGAGACGAACCTGAACCTGCAACAAATCTTGTAACAGATGTATTACCGAAATCTGTTGCATTACCTGTAGAATTTATTGTTACATAGTCAACCACATTAGAACCACTTGAAGTATAACCACCCATGGTCACTGCTCTTACTGAATTACTAGCAGATGCGGTAAGTCTTCTAGCAGTTGTTAAATTACCAAAGTCTGCAAGATTTCCTATTGTAGTAAAAGTTGCATAATCAATTACATCCGAATTAGAAGGGGTGTATCCTCCAAAAAATAGTCCTCTAGTTATAGATGCGGCAGCCCCTAATTGATTTCTTCCAACTGTTAAATCGCCAAAAGTAGTTGCACTACCTGTTGTTGAAATAGTGATTTTATCCACAGTGTTTTGTGCATAGGGAGATGCAACACCTGAAACAAAAGCTATTGAATTATAATTAGGCCAATACCCACCCATTACCGCGTCATAGACTTCACGCAGGTTCCAAACGCCTCTAGCGTTATCGAGTTGCGGGTAGTTAGCCATTTACTAACCTATCTTTTTAGACCAGACGTATGTGGCTGCAGCTGCTTGATCGAATGGTACAGTTGCATCTGGATCTTCAGAACTATAATCTTTTTCAGTCCAAGAAGATGTGTAAGTATCTAAATACGTTTTTACATCTGCTTCACTTGCAAGTTCACCAAGTCCTACTTCACTTGAACCATCAACCGTTGCACCAATCATAACTTCACTTGAATCAGGATAATATCCACCATCATCTATCCATGTTGGAATTGTACCTGCATCTGTAAGTTTGTATTTAACTATCTTGTTTGCCATTTGGTTTCTCCTTATTATCTAAAAGTTTAGTATTGAGCGACTCTTCATCGTATAGCTTGAATCCTCTTCGTTCTGCAAATTTAACAGAATCACCAGAGAATTTGTCAGCGCACGCTTCTAACCATACCATGGTCATTTCGTGGGTAGGCGCTTTGCCTTCTTTCATTAACTTATTTTCCATTTCTAAATAAGCATAAATTTCAGCTTGTGCCTGTGCACTATTTATACCCATATCAAAGAGATAAATCAAGTTTCCTTCGTCAATGACTCCACCTCTGGCACGGGCAGCATTCAGAGCCTGTTTCATGCAAGTCATCACATGATATCTAGACTCTTCTTTTTCGTACTCTTCCTCTGTGATATCATCTTTACCTAACTTCTTCAAGATACTCTTATACTGATTAGTAAAGAAGTTCATCTTTCTAATGGCTCCAGATACTGAATTTTGTATATTGTTCATATTTACCTTAATCTCTAGAATCTCTGTATCAAGTAGTTCTCTTTCAAACTCGTCCTTGTAATCTCCATCAGCCATCTTTTTTTCTTTTTGACGAAGCTCTATATCCTTCTTCATCAGTTTAAGCTGTGCTTCTTCTAAAGCCATTCTAGTTTTATCTAGTTCAGCTAGCGTATGTTTAACTGATCTAATAGGTGTGATTGCTGTAACATCTAGCATAACACCCATAAATTGTGAATGTGATTTATAAAAGTTTGAGCTTGATTGTTTTATTGCTGGTAGTGTTGCGTTAATGTTGGTTAACATTTGTTTATACTCTTTTTTAACCAGTGGTGAGTTTGATAGTTTCTGAATTACCAGATCTTTAGATGATGACATATTTTTCTCCTTTATAGTTTAGCATGTATATGATCATGTTGTGAGTTTTATACTATAGAATCTTATGAAAGTCCACCATGGCCATTAGAACAGCCATTAAAGTATTGCATATTTTGTTCAAACAAATCACCAAAACTTGCTGAGTTACCTGTTGATGCAATTGTTATATATTGAATATTCGCAGTATTACCTGATGCACTATTTTCACCTCCCATATACAATCCTCTTGTTTGATTAGAAGCTTGACCTCCATACGCTCTACCTGCATCTATATCACCAAAGTCAGTTGCATTACCAGTTGAGGCAATTGTTACATAATCCATAACAGTTGATCTTGTAGTAGGTGATGGCACATAACCTCCCATAAAAACACCTCTTGTTGATGAACCTACATTTACAGGTGCATATCTAGCTACAGTTAGATCACCAAAATCTGTGGCATTACCTGTTGAAGCTATCGTAACATATCCTATCGTAACAGAATATGATGGTGTAGGACCTGTACCTCCTGCATTTAAACCTCTTGTATTAGAAGATACTGCGCCTCCTAAATTCATATTTTCAACACAGTCTCCAAAATCAGTTGCATTACCAATTGTTGCAAAAGTAATATAATCTATGACATTACTTTCACTTGGAGTGTTACCACCTTGAAATAAACCTCTTGTATCATTTCCTGCTTGACCAAGCATAGATCTTCTTGCAGCAGTTAAATCTCCAAAATCAGCAGCATTACCTTTTGAAGCCATTTCCCAATAGTCTATGGTGTTTACAATAGTGCTTGGAATCTGTCCACCTCCTCTAATGCCTCTAGTTGCACTAGAACCACCACCATTTAGTTTAGCAACAGTAGTGAGGTCACCAAAATCTTGTGTATTACCTAATGCCGATATTTGAACAACACCAATTGTACTAACATCAGATGGACCTGAACCTCCATAGTGAAAACCTAAATCTCCAACCCCACCACCTCTTGGTACAACTTTACCTGTTGGTGAATAAAGTTCCGGGGCTCTTGGTTGTGATTTTTCTATACCACCGTGACCACCACAGGCACCACCTGCCACTCTTCTAGCTACACTTAAATCACCAAAATCTGTGGCATTACCTCGTGTGCTCATTGTAAATGAATCAATAACGTTACTTGTATTTCTTGAGTCTTGACTAGAGGCTGTTGAACCACCAGCAATTACAGATTTTGTATTATCACAAACAGCAGCAGCAGTTATTCTTGCAGTGGTTAAATCTCCAAAATCTGTGGCATTTCCTAACGTACCAAATGTAATTTCAGATATTGTGTTTACAGGTGTATCCGCTGGATAACTTCCTGATCCTCCACCACTTATAAAACCTTTTGTAGAAGTAGATGAACCTGTAGGAGATTTAATGGCTGTTGGTAAATCACCAAAATCCACAGCGTTACCTGTTGTAGAAAATTCGATAAAATCTATAACATTACTTGTTCCTGGTGCACCTGCAAAAAAAACACCTCTTGTTGTATTAGATGTTCCTCCAACATCTGATCTTGATCCTGTTAAATCTCCAAAATCAGTTGCATCACCTAAAGTTGTAGGGGTTATAAAATCTATTACGTTTTGGAAATTAGGTGATGCATAGCCACCAGCAACACATATTCTTGTATCTTTTCCTGCTGTTCCCATCATGTATCTTTGAACACTTGTATCACCAAAATCCGAACAGTTTCCTGCTGTTGCAAAGTTTATGGTATCAATTTGAGATGTCATATTTGGAGAACCACCTCCGGTATATCCACCTAACCAAAATGCTCTTGTAGGTGTACCAGTAGAACCCATACCATTTTTAGCTTGTGCTAAATCGCCAAAGTCAGTTGCATTCCCAGCACTTTGTATAATTATCTGATCAATTGTATTGACATTAGATCCAGTTGATCCTCCACCAAAAAAACCTTTATTAGAATATGCTTGAGGATAAGTTCCTTCGTCTTTTATATTTTTAGTGATGTCGTTAATTTTCCAAAGCCCTCTGGCTTGGTTTCGTCTAGGATAACTTTCAGCCATAGCTTAGTTCTCCTATGCGTCGTCTATCAGTTCGTATGATATTGTGACTACTAATGTTGATGCTGCTGATGCTCCGCCTCTAATAAGATCTGTTTCTTGTAAATAGAAAGATGAATTTTTATCTATTACATCAACTGAAGCGTGAGCTGGAACCGTAAGTTCATCAGCTAATTCTTTGTGTGTTCCTGAAACTTCTGAATCAATTGTAACTGTTGCATCGTTATCTGTTACGTTTGTAACTCTAATTAAATTAATTTTGTTAACTTGATCTGATGCTGCAGTTAATAATGTAGTTGTTAAAGTTGTGCTTAAATCAGCTACTGCTGATTTACCGTTGATCGTTGTGACATTTACTATATTTGGTGCTGCCATTTTTTATTCTCCTAAACTCCTTTTATCCGAAAACTATAGCTGCTGCAATAGCTTTTCCCATTGATATACCGCTTGATGCTGTTGTAAAACTTAGATTTCCAGAACCATCAGTCTGTAATATCTGACCACTACTACCATCTGCTGCAGGGAATGTCAAAGCATCAATAGTTACTGTTCCAGACCCTTTTGGCTGTATGGATACGCCAATATTAGTGTCTCCACCAGATGCAGTAAATGTTGGTTTGTTTCCTGTAGCTGCGTTATTGTAAGTTATTTCATTAACCGCGGAACTTGTAGCTGTTAATTTAAATAATTCATTTCCATTAGTATCTAAAATAGATGTTCCTATTTTAGGTGATGTTAGTGTTTTATTTGTTAAAGTTTGTGTCCCAGTTAGCGTTACATCTCCTATGCTAACTGAATCAATATTTGGATTAGTTCCATCATCAGCTTTTGCATATGCAATTACTGTTGCTCCGTTTGCAACGGTAACACTATCTCCTGATCCAGAAACATATTTAAATGTTATAGATTGACTACCAGTTGTTGAATTTTTTAAAATATAAAATTGTTGAACATCGAGAGGAATAGTAGCATTTCTAGTAGCTGTTAAAGATCCTGATGAAGTAAATTCTAAAACTCTGTGCGCTAATTCAGCACCAGTTGATCCATCAGAAACAGATAAAGTAACATCAGCGTCACTTCCAAAATTAACTGCTGTATACCCACCAGATATTTGTTCTATAATTTGTAAATTAGTATTAGTTTTTGTTCCCCATGTACCGGCGTTTTCACCAGTTGCTTGAAGTTCTACACCTAATGGTGTGTATGTTGATGCCATAATTTTCTCCTATGCAGCGTCACTATAACTTGTATTTGATCCAGTTGCAACATCCGAATATGTATCATTCGAACCTGTTGAAACATTAGTATATGATGTATTTGAACCAGTGTCAACATCGCCATAAGCAAATATATCCACTGCTCCCACACTAGATGTTATTGAAAGACTATCTAATCCTACAATAATATCAGTTAGTGATATGGATCCAACACTAGCACTAAACGACTGACCAGTTAATCCTAGGCCTTCTTCTATTGTTAAAGAACCTACAGATGCTGTAGCTGATTGTCCTGTTGGTTGTGCTACTGCGCCTCCTAATCCAATTATAGATCCTTGACTAAAAGTTGCTTCTAGTCCAGACGGTTGAACTGTATCATTTGGTATTGTAACACTACCAATACTAGCACTAAAGGACACTCCACTTAATGTAACTTCTTGTGAAGATATACCTTGTGCGGTTCCTTGTTCAGATGTAATTGATACACCAGAAAGTATAGCTGTTTCATTTGGTGCTTTTGCAGTTCCTTGACTTGCGGTAAATTCTTGGCCTGTTAAACCAATAGTCATGTCATTAACAGATACAGATCCAATAGAAGTAGTTGCGGATTGACCTGACAGTCCTACCTGCATATCCACTACAGATACTGAACCAATCGAGAATGTTGCTGATACCCCTTCTATGTTTACAGGAACAAAAGCTTCTCCCTGTGAAGATGTGATTTCTTGACCTGTTAATGTAAGAACAACATCAGGTACATCTACAGATCCAATAGAAGATGTTATTGAAAAACCAGTTGGAAATACTGTTTGATCTTTGAGCTCGCCCCATTCACCATCATTCCAGGCTTGTGCACCCCAACCTGTTTTTAAAGTTGTGTCAGCATTCCAATAAGCTTGGCCCCAGGTAAACCTGCCCCATCCTGAAGTCGTCGACATGGTCGACCTCCTATGCTAATCTGATTATCGCGTTACTTGCGTCTGCTGCAGGAAACTCTATTTTAAAAGTTCCGTTACTCGCTGTCTTGTCACCACCGAATGCAATTACACAAACAGCATCAGTTGTTCCTGAACCACCATCAGTTGTTGTGTTATAAATTAAAGCTCCGTTTGCAGTAAAAGATGCAGATGAAAAAGTTACATCTGAAAAATCTGTAAAAGCTGTTGTTGAAGATAATGATACTCCAGAGTTTGTTAAAGTTGCACCACCTGCAGAATATGCAGATCCTGATGTATTCGAAATCTCATTTGATGTTGAATAATCTGTTGTAGCTGCACCTAAAGATGCTGAACTTGTAAATAATGCAATCTTAAAAGTGTGTCCACCTGAAGATTCAAAACTATGTTTACCCTGTAAAAGCTCTTGTTTAAAGCTTGAACATATTGCTGATGTTATTGCCATAATAATCTCCTACGGGTTTGCTGAGGTTACCGGTATTCTAACTGTGCCATCTGTGTAGTCATCTCTTCGTCTTCTACCGACTTGCTCGTTAGCAAACTTCTGTACCTCTTGTTTATATTTATTTTCATAAAGTGTCAACATATCTATTGGGCCTTTTAAAAAGCCATATGCCTCTGATAGGCAACAATATAACAGACCATTTGGAAAGTTAAGACTAATATAATTAGTATTATCACCCTCTAAAAGACCTGCCATTTTATTAAAGTGAATTCTAAATCTATACGTAGTATTTGGTGTAGGAGCTACAAATATTCTACCTGATGTAGTATCTGTATTACCAGTTGCACCACCAAACATAGCATAATATTTAGGTTGACCTTGAGCTGCGGAGGTTCCTGTCACATCCTGATATTCTTGAAGATAGGTCATATCTTTTTTCTCTAACCATCTGTTAGCCCCTGTAATTTCAGATCCTGCTGTATCATAAACTTGTATACCTCTAACAAATAAACATCCAGCAGGTGCGTTTATAGATTCTTGACCTGCCACAAAATTACCTAGTTGTTGCTTTTTATCCGCATCAATAGGCACATCTCTCATAATTCTATATTGAGCATTTAAAATAATATTTTCTAAAACAGCGTCTGTTAAAACATTAGAATCTGTCTCAGTATAACTTCTTATTTGTGTTTTTAATCCTGATGCACTTATTCCTGACATTATACAACTCCTGCTAGCTTTCTACAAATAGGACAACTTTTTTTATATCTATTGTGTGTTCCACATTTCCACTTTGGTTCTTCATGCACAGGTATTTCTGGCTCTGGAACTTTTGTATAATACTCTATGTGTTCATCCTCTGGACACTCGCATTGTTTAATACCAAATAATTTACAAATAAAATTTTTAATTTTTTTAATCATGGTGTTATAGTAACTGGTCCTGCAGACACAGTTGGTCCTCCTGATTCTTCTGTTATACTAGGAGTTGCACCTAGTGTAAATGTATATTTATCTGTTGTAGTTACTGTTATACTAAAACCTGAAGAGTTTTCATACGTTGAAAAAGCTACACCTCCAGGGCTGCCTTGAACGTTTCTAAATCTTACTGTGTCCCCTGAAGTTCTTCCATGGTTTTTTTCTGTAACTGTAATAGTTTGTGAACTTGCAGTCGTAGAAAAAGGATTATTACCTAACATAGCAGCAGCTGCAGGTTCTATTCTATCTGGTCTAACGTGTCTTAGAGATATAGAATCACCGTTCATTGGTTTTGGTTCTAATTGTGGTTGTTTTGGTTCAAATTCAGATACATGCACAAACGCACCGTTCCATTCTCTAACCATTTCTTTGTATGGAAACTCCATACCAGATCTATCTGATATTGCTCGTGCGTATTTTCCTGTTGCGTACTTTGCCATTATGCTCCCGGATAATAAGCTTTAGGCGTAATGTGTGTGCTAGATGCAGAACCATCTTCTGCTAATGCTCTTGCAAACTCATCTTCGTAAGCTAATTTTGTTTGTTGAATTAATGCTGGTTGATATTTCATAGACAAATAATATGCTAATCCAGATACCATACAAGGCACAAATCTAAACGGAACGTCAGTTGCATTCGTATAATCTCCTACATCTTGTATTCTTTTTATGTAATAAAAATGCATGTCTTTAGATGCATTTGAAGAATCAGGTGTAGGATAAATGTGCACTCTAACTTTATCAATAAATCTTTCTACCCAATATTGATTAGGTGTTCCTTTAGATAATTTGTTTGAGAATCCTGCATATGTAGATCTATCTACTTTAGTCATAGGACTATCTGATTGTGTTGTTTGAGTTCTATTTGATCTTAATTGTGCCTCAAGAACGTCGGATATACCATACACATTTGCTGGTGTAGAAACAGCACTCGTACCATCGTCACTAGATCTAAAAAAATCATAGTCTGATTGACCCTCAATCAAATCCATATTGAGTTCATCTATTTCCCAGTAGTGAATACCTCTATTGCCCCATTCTTGAAACAAGATGTTTAACGTTCTTCTAGCGTTTTTTAGTTGGTAACCAGCAACATTTTGTTGTCCTATACGTTCAAAAGCTTCCTCTATTATTTCATCAATAGCAAAAGTTTTATCGAACGTTGCTGTTCCCGAAGTAGTATTAGCCATTTAAACTCCTACGATTCGTAAACTTTAATCCATTCACAAACAATTGTACCTGTATCTCCATTAGTGCAAGCTGGTAAAACGACGTTTACATCCCCAGTGAATCCACTAGCTTCAGTGTTTTTTAATCCACCAAAGGACGAATAATCATATTCCATTTCACCTGCTAAAGTTTGAAACACAACATCTGTTGTTGCATCCCATTGCATTCTAATTGCATCTACTGGAGCAGTTACTGAAACATTAAAACTAACTTTATTTAATCTTACAGTTTTACAAGTCTTTCCGTTGTTAGATGCTAATGTAGAAACATCAACTATTTTAGTTGTACTTCCATCACCATCAGAAACTACGTTGTAGTGAGTGATAAGTTTTTTTGCTCCGTCAAATACTTTTGTATTTAATACTGTGTCTGCCATGTGTTGTCCTCCTTTTAAAGGACGCCTGCATTACCAGGCGCCCCGAGTTAATTATTAACTATTTGCAAAAGGTGTTGCTTCAGTACCTGTACCGATTAACACTGCTTCTACTAAATATACATTGTCTTCAAGTGCAGTAATAGTAACTGTGCTACCTTTATCTCCACCTGTAGTTCCA